CAAGGATTTAAATCATCTTCTGCTATTCGTATTGCACCACAGTGGTCTGGTTCAGTGCATGTCAATACAACTATGATGTTCACTACAAAGACATGTGGAATAGACAGTAATGTAAATTATGATTATTTGAAATGTAGATTAAGCCTTATAACAATTATTAGAAATATGTATAAAATGAAGTATGTATGTTATTCATTGAATTTAAGTGAAAATTATACAAGCACATTTAAAGATGTGAGAGATGTATATATGAAAGATTGTAAACTTTATATTATACCAACAAAGAATATAATGAGCAAGATAGAGGATATACCACTTGAAAGATTTTACACAATATCTGAATTGCTATCATCTGGATTGGATATCACGGATATTGATATCAATGTTGGTTTCAATTATCAAAAGCTTCCACTTATGAACACTGCAAATAGTCAGTTTTTACAATCATATAGAAGGATACAAATGTACCTTAAAGAGACAACTGCATCTGATTACATGGATATACCTAGGTCTATAAGATTTGAAATCATGTCATCTATTGAAAAAACTCTATTTGAAGATGAATATAAGAAAGAGTTAAATATTGATAACTTTGATACTATGATTATGAAACTATTAGATAATGAGACTGAAAAATTGTTTGTATTTAAAGGTAATGTTGAATCAGCCATACATACTCAAATAATGAAGCAGTACAATGGTGAATTTAAGAAATTGCAAAAAATCTGTTCTTCAATCAACATATTTCATTCTGTTATGAAATTTGAATCATTATTGAGATTCAATTTGAAATTAATGATACTAAGTGAATATTTGGCTTTCAATGTTATTTTTGACGATATTGATACCTATCATGTAGTCATTAAAGAAAATTACAGCAACACAATTGTCAATCATGCTTTCAATGTTGCAGAATCCAAAAAAATAAAGATATCAAAGAAAAGAGAATTCAACATGATCTTCAAGTATATAAATCATGAAGTGTTGAGAAGACTAACACCATTGGCTATTAAAGATTTGATAATAGAATCAAAAAATTGGATATTTAGAGGAAGAAGAATTGACCAAGTAACATTGAAAGGTGATATAAATTTTATCATTAAATTAAAGAATAAGCCAAAATTTTACAAATTTGAGTATACACCATACGAAATACCGACAGAGGAATTAACTATCTTAGATGAGATACATAACATAATTAATTGGTTTGAACATGTTTGTAAAAATCATGCATCATTGAAATCATTTGATAGCCCAACCGGATCTCAGGCACTTCAATCACAATATAATTTGTTTCGTGCTTACATTAACAATCAAATTGAGATGACTAAAGTCATTGACTTGTGTTCAGGGCGAGGAGATGGTCACCTAGCACTTAATGAATTAAATATAATACATAACTCATTATCAAGGGGAGATGATTATGATATTGTTAATTGCGTTGATGGTCTTATGTATGATGAACATGTAAATGTGCTCGATATCAATACTATAATGAAATATTTAGATGGTAACTTTGTACATATGGATATATCATTTATCAAGGATAAGGGTGACATATGGAATACCATTATCAATTTATTACAGATGAAGAAAACTGTTAGTATCAGGATGAATTGGCTTAAAAACAATCCGACCCATTATCAAATAGCATTACTAAAGAAATATAAACTGACATTGTATTTACCACCAAAAGAAAGATTAACAAGCTATCATATGTATCTTCTATTTGAGCAAAAGGAATCCTCATATATAAATAGTGAAGTTATAAATTATAAGAAATCAATAATATTTAATTCAATTACGAATACTGCATTAGGAATTAAATCATATTCAGTATTCGATGTTGACACAGATGTGGAAATTACAACCGATGATACTATGATCCTTACTAAAGATGTTTTGGAAAGTAAATATCAAGAAATAATTGATGCCAATGAAGGAAAAGAATTACAGGAATCATTATACAAGATAGACTTGTTAGACACAGTAATGTACATCTACAAGAATATAGAATTAATGAGAAAAGAATTTTGTACAAATGTTGCACCAAAAGAAAAACGAATTGAATACGGGTTTGATCATAAAATGAAAGGGGCAAACTTGATCATGCTTGAAGATGAAAATGATGTCAAAGCTATGCGAAGAAATGCTGTAACAATCCAAGATGCCTTGTATAATTACTCAGCAGACAATATTAGTTTTAATCTCGATAAATATCAAATCCTAAATATTACAACAATTGAAGGTAAATATAGTGTCTCATCTTGGAATAATATTTATGAATTATACATGTGCTGCCACATTAGTAATGATCTTAAAACATTATTGGTAAATATTAACACATTAATAAAAAGAGGGTTTATATCACCAGATAATGGGTACTATACAATAACATGTCAAAATTTAAAACAAATATTAACAATCTGCATACTCAATCTACAGACTGTGTATATGGATCCTGATGTATATAATGATACTTATGTCTTAATAAGAGACACTATCATGAAAATGAAACATGGTTTTATGAATCCATTGCAAAAAGCTTATATATATATAAAACGTCAACTAGGTATGACAGTGCATGGAAATAATGAAATGACCATGAATTTATTCAAATTTAGATGTATAGCTAATAGGATAATGAGACATAATTCTAATAATCCAATACTTGGTAAATGGTCAACAACCCTGAAATTAGTAGGCCTAGATATATCGGATTTCAAAGAAGAAGATTACACTTCTGATTTTACTCCACCGGAATCATTCATGAAAGGTGATCAATTAAAGGCTGTTATGAATATGTTTGGAGGTATGGCTTTTGCAATTCAAAGCGACCAACAGACTGTCAAGTCAGCATTTATTGATTTCAGAACTGAATCATCTGGTGCAAATATTTTTGTTGATGCAATGAAGGAATTTAAAGAAACTGTTCTGCATCAACATGAGGAGAATGTCAAATTATATGGTGAAGATTATGAACTTGATCTCACAGCAGAAGATTATTATGAGGTCGGTCTCGACGATGATCAATACTCAGATAATGAGTTATAATAACACCCCTGTAATATTATTAATCTAACCGGCTGAGGCCAATATGACGTTGTCC